CCAGCTTGCCGGCACACTCGGGGCCGGTGTACTGGTTGCAGCCCTCGGGGTTGGCGTTCCTGACCAGGAACAGCATGTGGTCGAGGGTCGGGGGCGAGGCAGTGTTGATGAGGAGGCCGCAGCCGTCGTTGATGGAGCAGGCCCCCACCTGGTCGGGCAGCACGGCCATGTGGTCGGGGCGGTGGTTCCTGGCCACCCAGGTGTAGGGGCGGCCCTTCCAGTTACTGCCCTTCGGGGCCGGGTCGTTGTCGGTGTACAGGCCGGTCGAGACCTGGGTGGGCAGGCCGTGGATGAGGTTGTGGTAGATGCGGGGTTCGATGCGGCGGGTCCGCTCCTCGTCGAACCAGGCGGCGTGCTTGAGCTTGCCGGCCCAGGTGGTGTCCCGGATGACGCCGATGCCCTGGCGGTCGAGCACGCCCCGGTCCCTGGCCGACGTGGGCTGGCCGTCGGGGGTCTCCGGGTGGTAGGCGGTCAGGGGCATACCGTCCCAGGCACGCATGGCGGAGCGGATTTCATCCGCGGGGTAGTAGCCAGGCCCCTGGCTGCCGTTGAGGACGCCCTCGACGATGGACGTGAGGGGGGCCACGAGCCACCAGCGGCCGTTCTGGAACTGGCGGACGGCCCGACCTACCCGCGTGTTCAAGGTCATGAAGGCCATGCGGCCGAGTCTACCGCGACCCGGGACCGCCGGCCAGAGGCGACGAAGGAAGCGGGGCGATTCTCACACATGCGTCGTTCACACCGCCGACACGGGGTGCACCAGACGCACGAGCACGTAGCACCAGCGGTACTGCCAGTACTCCCGCTTGATGTCCTGGCCGATGGGCCGCAGCAGCTTACGCAGGTCGCAGACGTGGCGGCGGACGCCGTCCTCGGATAGCTCGTCGTTGAGCACGGCCTGTAGCTCCGTCGGCCAGTGCGGACGGCCGTCGGAGAGCACGCCAAGGATACGCTGCTGCGTCGGGGTGTAGGCGGGCACGGTCAGGTCTCCTCGCCCAGCACGTCGTCCAGGGACGGCTTCGCCCCCCGGTCCTGGTCCAGACTGTCGAGGTAGTCGAGCCAGCCCGGCGGGTAATTCTCCAGGTCCGGCGGGATGACGAGGTTGCCGTCCCGGTCGTGGATGATGAACGGGCCGCCCTCGTTCCTGTCGGAGCGGTCCTCGCCGCCCTCGTCGTCCTCGTCCTGGGACGGGTAACGGTCGTCGTGCTTCTTACGCCTGGCCATTATTTATCCTTCTCCACCAGGTCGATGACGTGGTTGAAGTGCTCCATGTGTGTGCCGCCGTGGGGCATGGCCATGTTCAGGTTCACGTCGTGGTGGACGCCGCGGATTTCGTAGACGGTGCCGCCCTGGCCGACGCACTCCATCTCCGAAACGTGGCCGTCCTCCTTGTGGATGGGCTTGGCGGTCTTGCAGGCGATCCGCAGCATGGTGCTGCCGTTGGCGAAGTTACTGGCCTTGTAGCAGTTGAGACTGGTGCAGTGGGGCATGGGGTCCGTGTAGGTGCCGCCGACGCCCTCCGTCTCGCACATCTCGGCCACCTTGTCGCCCCAGTTGTTCTTGGTGCCGATGCCGCGGTAGACGAAGCCGGCGTGGTCCTTGGCCTTGGCGATGGCCGCCAGGAAGGTCTTGGACTGGTGGGTGAGGGCGGCACCGGCGGTCTTGTGGTCCATGATGTTCTTGCGGGTCGGGCCGCAGTCGGCCTTCCAGTCGGACACGGCGGTGTGCTCCGCCCCGCTGAGGTGCACCATCCAGCTGCTGTGGGCGTGCTCGTCGTACATCGGCCCCTGCTTGGCCGCGGCCGTGAAACCGCCGGACGGTGAAGGCTCTATGTTGGTGAAGTACTTGAGGGTGCCCGGCGGCAGGGCGGCGTGGGCGGCACCGACCTTGGCGGGCGTGAACGTGGCCATCATGCCGGCCCCGCCCTTGATGGTCATTTTCTCCTTGGTGGTGTGGGCGATCTTGATGGTCATGCCGGGCAGCAGGTCTTGCAGCACCTTGACCTGCTCCGTCTGGAGGTGCTTGCCGGTGGTCTTGGCCTTCTCCTTGTCCTTCGTGGCCTTGTTCTGGAAAATCTTGCCGACGGTGATCGAGCCGTCGTCCAGGCCGTTGGGGTTGAAGTGCTCGATCTTCTTCAGGTCCGTCGGCGTGAAACTGGCCGTGCCCTGGTTGGCCTCGACGTGGGCCGCCAGCCCCTTGGCGGTGTGCAGGTTGTGCAGGCCGGCACCGCTGATGGGCAGGCCGCTGGCAGTGTACTGGATGGTGCCCAGGAGCGAGGCGGCGTCCACGGCACTGCCGGCCAGACTGACCTTGGGCTTGTGCACCTTGATGCCGTGGCTCGGGTCGTGCAGCGGGCCGGCGTGGGCGGGTACTCCCGTGTGGACGGGTGCGGCGGCCGGGGCCGGGCCGATGACGCTGGACGGCGGCGGCAGTGGCGGCGGCAGTGGCGGCGGCGTGTGGGCGGATACCCCGGTGACGGCGGGGGCGGCGGTGGCCGGGGCCTTGGCCCAGTTGTCCAGGTAGTCGAAGCGTTGGGCCAGGATGTCCCTGGTGGCCGGGTCTTTGACGGCGGCGAGCACCTGGGACTTCTTGGGCAGCAAGTCCTCGACCTGGTGCTTCACGTCGGCGTCCGAGAGGTGGCCGAACACGGCGGCGGCGGCGGCGTTGTAGGCCGGACTGCGAAGCGTGTCTAGCTCGCCGACCGTGGGGCCGAATTTCGACCCCTTGGGGCTGCCCTGGGCACGGTACTTGAGGGCACCGCCGTTGTCGATCCGCCAGGGCACGCCGTACTGGTCCACGAGGACGTTGTCGCCGCCGCCGCCGCCGGTGCCGATCACGTCCCAGTTGGCGAGAAGGCAATCGGCTGCGAAGTTCTTGCCGATGGCCTTGTGCACGGCGGCGATCTCGGAGGCGGACTTGCCCGCCTTCCAGGTGCTCAGGGTCTGGCCCTCGGTCCACTTGCTCAGCATGAGCGGGCCGGAGGGCGTCTCGACGATGCCGGCCTTCGGTGCCAGGACGTTGGCGGCCCGGTAGGCGGCGTTGGCGTCGGCCTCGTTCCGCAGGCGGTCCTCCTTGCCGGCCGTGGCGGTCTTCTGCTTCCACAGGGTACCGTTGGCCGCCTTCATCAGCTTGGGGCTGGTCGAGCCGGGCAAGTCCTTGACGAAGGTCAGGGCGGCTGGGTGGGGCAGGCCGCCGGGCACGGTGAACCCCGCGGCGGGGTCCGGCGGTGCGGGCGGCGGGAGCGGCGGGGGCGGCGAAGGGGCCGGCGTGGGGGCGGGCGTCGAGGCCGGTGCCGGCGGGGCGGCCTTGCCGGGCTTGCCGAAGATGCCGGCCGCGGCCGTACCGCCGGCACTGGGGTGGGTGTCGGGCAGGACGCCGGGGCCGGGCTTGTCGACGCCGAAGAATTTCCAGCCGTTGACCGCCACGGGGCTGCCCTTGACGAATTTGGCCAGCTGGGTCATGGTCGGGAACGTGTGCCCCGATTGCAGGTGCTTGTAGCCGGTGGGCGTCACCTCGATGTCGTGGGCGATGCCGTGGTGGTACTTGGTGAACGTGCCGCCGACGGGCGGGTGGGCGGTGCCGCCGGTCCGCGGGCAGGTCGGGTCGACGCCGCCGCCCGGTCCGGTGGGGCAGAACACGTTGGCGGTCTGCGACACCACGGCGGTGGTGGCCCCGCCGCTGCCGGCGGTCCAGTCGCCCGGGTGCCACACGAAGCGGTCGGCGGGCCAGTCCCGGCGGCCGGCGTGGAGTGCAACGTCCGCGTTGGCGGAGAGCACGGCGTCCAGGCTGTTGGCGGCGGGCAGCTTGAGGGCCTTCCTGCTGGTGCCGACGTACTCGGCCTCGATCTCGTAGCGGTCCATGCCGGAGATGCCGCCGGGTAGCTTCCTGACGCCGGTGACGCGGTACTCGGAGCCGCGGCCCATGAGCACTTCGGCCTCGTCGAATTTGCCCTCGACCCGAGACATCTTCAGGCAGCTGCTGCCCTTCGGAATCTTGATCCTGAGCGTGGCCGTGGTGCAGGGCAGGACGACGCACCTGGCGAAGCGGTCGGCCACCCCCTTGTCGAGGCTGGTCGAGCAGAAGCCGTCGTCGTGGATGGTGCCGTTCTTGAAGCCGGGCAGCTTGTTGGGGTCGACGGTGCCGGAGAACTGCATACCGCGGTACACCTCCATGTCCTCGGTGCTGTGCGACTTGCCGATGGCCGAGTCGAGGTTGGCCACGGCCTGCTTGGTCTCGGCCGAAGGCCCCAGCAGCCGGCTGAGGAAGCCGCCGCTGCCCCTGGACAGGTTCTGCATCTTGTAGAACAGCCCCGACTGGCGGTAGGCGTCCTGGGCCTTGACCTCGTTGGGCGTGAGGGGCGTGGTCGCCCGGATGACGCGGTCGCCGTAGGCGTCGGGGGTCTCGCCGGACCGTCTGCCCGCAGTGCCCGCCTCCTTGCCGCCCGGCGGGCAGGTGGCGTCGACGCCGCCGCCGCTGCCCGTGGGGCAGAATACGTTGTCCAGGACCACGGCGAGCGGTTCCAGGTACATGGCTTCCTCACTTGCCCTTCGTCAGGGCGGCGTTGGCCTTGACGGCGGCATCCAGCACCTTCAGGTCTCGCTCCCGGCCCCTGGTGTTGGTCGAGCGGGAGATGAGCTTCCTGGCGGTGGCGGGCGTGACCCAGCGGGTGGACCAGGTCTCCTTGTCGGCGGCCTCCGGGTGGTGGCCCGTGCTCCGCCCCAGGTAGAAATAGGCGGTCGACCTGTAGGGCGGCTCGTAGTGGGGCTGGCCCTCGTGGTCGTAGTAGGTGTGGGCGGGGTAGCTGACCTCGTGGCCGCCGGGGACGTGGCCGGTGATCTTGAGGCCGCGGCCGGTCTCCTCCATCGTCTCCCTGGCCGCCGTCTCCGCCGGGTGTTCGCCCTCGTCGCGGCCGCCCTTGGCGAACGTCCAGTGGTAGCCGTCGTAGTGGTTGGCCGGCTCCCGCAGGAGGACGTTGCCGTGCTTGTCGAAAATGACGCTGCCGTAGCCGACCTTGCCCTCGGCCCTCGGCCCCCAGGGCGATCCCGCTTCGTGTGGGTCGTGCTTCATGGCCTCGCTGACGCTGGGGTGCAGGCCGCCGGTGGCGTCGGACCACTTGCCGTGCGGGTCGCGGGGCTGCTCGGGGTTGAAGGCGGCATTCGTCACGGGCCACTCCCTGGTGGTCCAGCCGATGCGGTCGAAATGGTCGAGGAGGGCCAGGCCGAACCAGGGGCTGGACGGCTTGACGACGACGGCTGCCTCGGTGATGTGGTCGCCGTCAATAACCCCCTCCAGGCCCGGCACGCCGCCCCTGAGCCAGCCGGCCAGGATGGGACAGCTGGCGTGGACGGCACCGCGGTCGTCCTGCCAGCCGGCCGGAGTGCCCACGGCGTCGAGGATGGTCACGGGCATGGCTAGACCCCCTTCAGCTGGGCGGTGTAGTGGGCGTCCCAGATTCTGGCCCAGCCGGGGTGCAGCTGGCGGTAGCGGGCCAGGGCCTTGCCGCCGTCCCCCTCGTGCAGTCGGGCGTACACGGCCTTCTGGTAGCCGCGGTAGTGCTCGGCGGCGTTCTCCTCGAAATTGTCCAGGCCGCGTTTGCCGATGACGCCGTACTTGCTCTCGTACTCGTCGTGGGTGAGCTTCATGCCGTGGCCGGGCGGGTCGGCCTTGACGCGGTCCTGGGCCTTCTTGAATTCGGCCTTCACCGCCTGGGTCATGGCGGAGTTGCCCCAGGCGGAGCGGACGGCGTGGCCCAACTCGTGGCGGAAGTCTCCGGTCACGGAAGTGCTGCCCATCGTCAGGCTGCGGCTGGCCATGTTGCACACGGCCTGGCCCTGCACCGGCGTGTCCTTGACGGTGATCCGGGACAGCACCCGCAGGTCGCCCGTGGGGGTGTGGGCGTACTCGTGCAGTGCCCGCTCCTTGGCCGGCCCCTCGCTGATGGCGGCGACGGCGGCGGCCCGCCCGGCGGGGTCGTCCTGGGCGTGCACCTGGAGGACGGCGTCCTTGGCGGCGGTGCCGGCGGTGAGGATCGAGGAGGCGGCGGCCGACAGCTTGGCGGCGTAGGCCGTGGACGTGGCCAGGGCGTCGCCGTGGTCGGCCGTGGGCGACACGATGGCCTTGGGCACCTTGGCCTTCTGTACCTTGGCCTTCTTGCCGCCGATCTTGACCTCGTGGAAGGACGCCTTGGGTGCCACGCCCAGGGCGGCGAGCACCTGCTTGTGCCACTCCTTGAGCTTCGGACTCGGCGTCAGCGGGTAATTCTTGACGGCCTCGGTGTCGCCCTTGGCGGCCAGGGCCTTGATGGCGGCGACGGCGGCCTCGTTGGCGGCGACGTTGTTCTTGTCGGAGGAGATGAAGGTCGGGTCGGGTGGAAGTGGTCTGGCGGAGCAGCCCGGTCCCGTGTACTGGTTACAGCCCTCGGGGTTGGCATTGCGGACGGCGGTGAAGCCGCCGACCTCGGCCCAGGCGGCGGCGATGGCGGCTTCCTCGCCGTGGTTCAGGTCGGTCTCGTCGGCCATGCTCGTTACTCCGGGGGCGGCGGCGGCGTTGGTGGTGGCGGCGGGCAGGCCCTTGTGCTTGCGGTAGGCGGCCAGCACCTCCAGCGACTTGCTGCCCGGCTTGAGGTCGAACACGCCCTCGAAGCCGTGGCCGTGCTCCTTCCACGCCTCCAGGCCACCGGGCTTACTCAGTAGCTCGTGCAAGTCCTTGACAGAAGCGAATTTGCTGGGCAGGGTCACGTCCCAGGGGATGCGGGCGTTGTAACCGAAGGCGGCCCAGGTGTAGTAGCCGTTGTAGTAATGGCTCTCGGCCTTGCTGCCGGCGGCCCCGGTCTCGATGCGGTCGAAGCCTGCCTTGCGTAACGCCTCCACCTGGCGGGTGAACACGTCGACGCCGACGCCGTGGCCGGTCTTGCCGACGCGGAAGTATTCGTTGTGGCACACCCTGGCGTCGTGGGCACCCAGGTGGAACTCGCGGTCGGCACTCCAGCCCTGGCCCGATACCCTGGCCCTGATGCTGCCCCGGCTGGCGTACACCCGCACGGTCTGGCCCTCGCTGTTGGGGCCGGTGGCACCGACGGCGGCGGCCACGGCCCGCTTGATGCCCTCGTGGTCCTTGACGCCGAACAGCTTGTCGGCGGTCTCGAACAACTCCTTACGCCCGGCCAGGGTGCCGCTGATGACCACGTTGGCTTCGCCTTGCGGCTCCTGCGTCGCGGTCGGGGACGACGCCGCACAGTCCGGCCCGGTGTACTGGTTACAGCCCTCGGGGTTACTGTTGGCGGCCAGGGCCTCGGACACCAGGTCGTCCAGGTCGGCCTTCGGTAGCGGCGTGGCCTCGACGCCCAGGGCCGGCCCGGTGGGCACCCAGGCACACTCGCACAGGGGGTGGAACGGGATGAGGCCGTGGGCGTCCTTGACCCTGGTGACCGTGCCCCGCATAATAAGGCACCTGGCACAGGGGGACAGCGGCTGACCCTGCTTCGAGACGGTGTTCTTCCCGGAGTCCGTCCACTCCACGAGCACGCCCAGGTCGGTGACGCCAATTCTCTCGAACGAGTCCAGCTGGCCTTCGGCGTGGGCACGGATTAGCTCGGTGCGGGCGATGAGCAACGCACGCCGCCGGCCGATGCCGTCGATGTCCTTCGCCAGCTGGCGGGCCACGGTGCGGGGGTTCTGGCCGCGTACCAGGCCGTCGGCGAGGGTGCGGCCCAGGACCGTGGCCATGTGGTCGTTGACGTTCTTGACGTCGTCGAAGGTCCGCGACACGAGCAGCCGCACCTTGTGCACCGTCTCGGGGTGGGCGAAGGAGTCCTTGAGGAAGGAGTCTCGGCCGCCCTGGTACCAGGCGGCGGGGTGCGTGGCGGCGGCGGCGTGCTTGGCCTTGTAGTCGTCCCAGGCCCGGCCGGCACCCTTCTTGTAACCGGCGATGATGTACTTCCGCCACAGCTGGGCGTCGGTCAGGCCGGCCTGGGTGTACCTGGTCCGCAGCCAGTCCTTGAACTTGGCGACGCGGTCGGCCGACACTGGGAAGTGGTGCAGGGCGGCATTGCGGAGTATGGCGGTGAGCGGCGGGCCGACGGCGATGCCGTAGCGGACGAAGGGGTTGCCGTGCACGTCCTTGTCGTGCCACACCTTCAGCCAGTCGTCCTGGGACACCATGACCCGGCCGGGCCGCTGGATGGAGCCGGTGTCGGACAGGGCTTTCTGGTCGCCGCCGGCCACGACGTTACTGGCACTGGGGTCTTGGGCGAACACGTAGCCCAGGTCGACGCCGATGACGCCCAGGTAGTGGCCGTAGTCGAAGCGGGCCTGGGCCGGGACGAACGGGCCGTAGTCCTGCACGGGGCAGACGACCGGCCAGCCGTGGCCCATCGTGTAGGTCTTGAGGGTGCCCAGGTCGCCGTGACTGAAGGTCTCTACCGGGCAGCCGAACGAGCGGAAGGCCGCGATGACGGCCGTGGGGTGCGTCGACTCCTCGGCGTCGGTGCCCAGCAGCTGCTTCCACTCGGCCAGGGTCTTCGGACCGACGCCGTAGTACAGGCCGACCGACATGGCGATGGCCGCCCCGCAGCTGTAGTGGTCGGGCTGTCGCACGTCGGGCAACTCGACGAGGCGGTGCGGGGCGGCGTAGCCCAGGCCGTTGGCCGTGATGAAGGGTTGGTAGTTGGAAGTGGTGGCAGGTGGGGAGTCCGCCCGGTCGCCCAGGTCGGACGGAGCATCCCCACCCGCCGTCAGTGCCCACCGCAGGACCGCGGCCTTGAGGGCGTCGAAGCGGCCGGCCAGGGTACGTTCCATCTGCTGGCGAAGCATCCTGGTCCGCGTCGGGTCGCGTCGCAGGATGCCGGCGGCACTGACCTTGCCCCTGAGCCGCCGGGCCACGGCCGCCACGCTGCGGTGCTTCATCGTACGTGCTCCACGACGGCCCGGCGGGCGGCGACGCGGTAACTACGCGGTGCCTTCTTGCCGGTGGCCTTCTCCCAGACCCGCACGGCGTCGGCGGCCATGTCGTCGAGGTCGGCGTCCGTGAAGCCGCCCTCCTCATTGCGGAGTACCGCATGGTCCTTGGCGGTGTGGCTCAGCAGGTGCCCGATGCCGTGGGACACGCCGCGGACCATCTCGGCCAGGAGCGGGGCCGTGACCAGGCCGGCCGGCAGCACCACGGCGGCGGCGACCACGGCGGCGGCACCCCTCGGTCCGTAGCGGCCCACGAATTTGCGGTACTGCCTCTTGAACCAGCCCACCTTCGGGGCCGGCGGTCCGGCCTCCCCGCCGCCGCACTCCCTGTACTGGTTACAGCCCTCGGGGTTCAGATTGAGCACGGCGTTGAGAGAAGGAAGTCCGGCGTAGCCCGGCTGGCGGCCGGGGGCGTTGCCGGGCGGGGCGTAGCCCTGGGCCTGGCGGGGCAGGGGCTTCTGCTGCGGCTGCGGCCTGGCCAGCTGCTGCGGCGTCTTGAGCGTCGGGCCGGCCTTGGGCTTCGGTACCGGCTGCTGTGGCCCAGGCGGCCCCGGCGGCACGGCGGCGGGCGGCTGGGCGGGCGGAGCTTGCGGCGGTTGGGGCGGCGGTCGTAGTGGCGTCTGCGGCTGTGGGCACGGGCAGCACTGCGGTGCCTGGGGCTGCTGGGGCTGCTGGGGCTGCTGCGGGTGGGGCTGTTGCACTGCGGTCTGCACGTCCTCGGCCTCCACGCCCTTCAGGTTGCCCTGGCCGTCCTGGAGCACCAGGGTGCCGCCCTGGCCCTGGCCGGCCACGGTGTGCGGCTGGCCCTGGTGCAGCACGCTGTCGCCGACCCGGGGCGGTCCCTGGGGCCTGGCCGGTAACGAAGGCTGCACCGCGGGAAGCGGCTGCGGCGGCTGTGGCGGGGCGGCGGCCGGCTGCGGCGGCAGGCGGGGGGCGTAGAGGTCGGCGTGGCCCACGAGCACGCTGTTGAGCTTCGGCACCTTGCCCTTCCTGTCCTTGTTGCTCGGCGTCGGGGCACCCGTGGGCCTGGCCAACTCGCTCTTGCCGCGGTAGGCACTGCCGTCGTTGACCCAGACCTCGTCCCACACCGGGGCACCGCTGCCCAGGTAGGTGCCTTCGCGGTCGGGCGGCACCTCCTGGCGGTAGGTCACCTTGTGCACGCCCTCGATGGCCATGAGCTTGTCGATGACCACCTCACGGAAGCCCTCCACGTCCGAGTCGCCGCCGGTCCACCACACCTCGCCCGAGCCGTCGTTCTTCATGTCGACGGCCCCGTAACCCGGCATGCAGCCCGGGTGCCGCGATAACTCGATGGCGGCGGCGATCAACTCCCGCTTGATGGCGTGGTGGTCCCGCCAGTGCCGTAGCTCGTTGTGGCTGTAGAGCACCTGGTTCAGGTTGAGGCTGTGGCGTACGGGCGGCCGCTGGGGCAGGCCGACTCCAGGCCCAGGTGGGGCGGCGGCGGCGGCGGCTTGCCCTCCCGCCTTCCCTTGAGGTAGGCCGCCAGGCTGGGGAAGGCCCCCGCCGCCAGGTCCGCCTCCGCCGCCCGGCGGCCCCTTGCCGCCGGCACCCGGTAGTAGGCCCCCAGGTCCGCCGCCGCCAGGGCCAGGTCCGCCTGGGGGGCCGCCGGGCGGTCCCTGCTGGCCGACGTGGAAATGGGCACCCTCCTGCTTCGGCATCTCCTGCCCTTCGAGGGGCTGCCCTGGTGCGATGTCCGCGGCGTGGTGCAGTTTCTCCCCGGGTTGCAGCACGACGTGCGGCTCCAGCTGCTGCTGCGGCTGCTGGAAGCCTGGAGGCGGCACGGGTTCCAGTCCCTGGGCCTGGGCCTGCTGGGCGTCGTCGTCCTGCTTGGCCTGCTGGTCCTGCATCGCCTCCTGGATGATCTGCTCGGCCTCCTCCTCCGAGTAGTTGAACTCCTGCACGTACCACCGCTTCAGGGTCATGGCCTGGTCGCAGCCGCCGGCGATGAAGGCACTCAACGCCTGCGTCCGCTGCAAGGCCACGCCGGCCCGGTCCTTGTCGGTGAGGGCGTCCAGGTCCGGCCACTCCACGGTGTAGCCCGCGTCGCTCTCGACGCCGACCACCTGCTCACTGCCGTCCGGCTCCTGGTTGATGACGTACTGGCCTCGTCGGAAGCGTCGGCTGTGCAGGGTCGGCGGCCTGGGCGTGGCGGCCACGGGCGAAGCCTTGCCGCCGGCCGCCGCCGAACCGCCGCCGCCCGGAGGGCCGCCCGGGGGCTTGGCACCGGCGGCACCAGGCGGCTTCGGGGCACCGGCAGAGGCGGGGGGAGATGACGCCCCGCCCGGAGGTCCGCCCGGTGCCCCTCCGCCGCCCTTGCCGCCGGCCGGTGCCGGTGGCTGCAACTTGGGACTGCGGATGTTCGGGTTGTCGCTGTAGACCGGCTGGCCTTCCCGCACGGTCGTGGCCTTCTGCTTCCTGGGCACCGGCAGCACGCCCAGGGAGATGAGGCGGTCGATGAACGGCACGATGATCTTCGAGGTGTTGTAACCGATCATGCGTTTCATCTTGCGTTCGTTCCACACCTCGTCGTTGTTCTCACTCGCCTGCTCGCCGATCTCGTAGCCCTTGAATACCGGCACCGGACAGCCCATCGTGGCACAGATGGCCTCGATGTGCACGGCGACGTGCGGCGTCGGGTCGGTGACGGCCGGAGGAAGCTGATTGGCCTGGAAGCCGATCAGGGCCAGGGCCTGGTTGGTGGTCGGGTCCATGAAGTCGTTGATCTTGTCCTGCAACGCCTCCTCGCCGCCCATCTGGCTCAGGTCCACGTCCGGCCCCAGCTGCGGGTGCGTGCTGAGGATCAGCTTGGCGAAGGCGTTCTTCCACACCGCCTGTCCGTCGGCCCCGTAAATGCGTCGCAGGGGAATGATGTGCTCCAGCAGCGGCCGCATGGTCGGGATCGAGAAGATTTCGCTGCTGTGGGCGGTGGCGGCCGGCGTGTGGATGACCCGCGACCAGTGCACGTAGACCGTGGCCAGAGGAAGCCCCACGCCGCTGTGTGGCATCCTGGGGTCGTTGAGCGTGACCCGGTACATCACGGGCAACCCGAAGCGGGGGTTGCGGATATTCCACTCGTAGCGGACCACCTGCACCAGACTCTCGTCGAACACCCGCAGGAACAGCAGGCGGGTCTCGCGTTCCTCGCCCTCGTCCGGCGGGGCGAATTCCTCGCTGGGTCCGAATTGCACGCCGAAGTACTGCTGGTCGGTGCCTGACAGGGCCGCCCCGGCCGGGAAGGCCATGCCCATGCCGCTGGTCCGCTCGTACTGCTGGTCGGTGCCCTGCACGAAGGGTCCGGCCCCGGGACTGCCCACGGTGCCGTCGGAGTAGCCCTGGTTGGGGTTGGACGGGTCGGGCTTCTTGCCGTTGCCGCTTCCCGCGGTGCCGCTTCCGTTCCTGCCGCCGCGGCCGGGCGGTGCCTGTGCGGGGTTCGGGCCGGGCGTCATGTTGCCCTGCGGCTCCCTGGTGCCCGTGGGCGTTGACCCGGTCTCGGCCCCGGCACTGCCCGGTCTGGGCTGGGGCTGGCCGTACGTGGCCCAGGCGTCGGCGTAGAACGGGGCGTGCTGTCCCAGCTGCTCGCGGGGCAGCTGCGGCGTCTGGCCCAGCGGCGTCGAGGGGTTGTGCGGGTTCACCTGGGACTGCGAAGGTGCCCTGTTCGGAAGGCTGCCGCCGACGACGTTGACCCTGGACGCCTGGCTGATGTGGTGCTGCGACACCTGCTGGCGGGCGTTGGCGATCAGGGCACGGTTCGTGGTGACGGCGTCGTAGGTGGGGCGGCCGATCCTGCCCTGGGCCAGGTCTTCGTCGAGCACCCTGGCTTCATAGCTCGTGCCGTCGGTGTTGGTGGCCAGCATGTTCCTGGCGTGCGGACAGGCCGCCCGGATGTAGCTGGCCTCGGAGGCGTCGATGCTGTTGAAATCGCGGACGAAGGGCGAGTCGAGGAAGAGCTTGGTCTCGCCGCGGCGGTTGGTGCTGAGCACCTGGACGCCGTCCGCCGGGTCTTGCAGGTTCTTGCCGTCGTCGATGCCCAGGAGCATGATGCCGAAGGAGCCGATGCCCGAGAGGATGTCCAGCCGCTCCAGGTACTGCCACAGGATCGAACCCTTCTCGTCGTGGTAGTACGACCGGCTGCCGGCGGAGATGTCCTTGCCCAGCTGGTCCCACTTCTGCTCGAAGGGCGTGACCGTGTCGGCGTCCTCGTCCTCGTACACGGTCGGCGGACTCTGCCAGGTCTCCTCGGCCCACAGGCGGCAGACGCGGTGGGCGATGCTGAAGGTGTCGTAGAGCGAGCGGTAGTAGTCCGGCGTCAGTTCCTGCGGACTGGGGTAGCCGCACTTGGTCTCGAAGTCCGACCAGTCGCTGCCGCCGCCGACCAGCTGCTGCCACAGCGTCGAGCGGCTGTTGATTAACAACTCCAGCACCCGCTCCCGCCGTTTGGTCTTCTCCAACTCGGCGTTGACGATGCGTTCCTGCCGCCGCAGGTCGTCGGCGTTGAGTACGGGGGCGGCGGTGCCGTTCGTGGCCGCCATGGCAGACTCCTGTGCTTCACCAGCCGGGGCCGCGGCCGCTCAGGCAGGGGCCGGCCGGACCGAGGTCTGGTATGTCCTTCGGTGGCCTGATCTCTTCGTTGGCCTGCCGGTCGTGTTCCACGCCGCCGTCGAAATGCCGCAGGCACTGGGGGCAGATGTACTTCCTATCGCCTGGCTCCCCGCCCGGGAGCCGGTGCAGGGGCACGTTACAGTCACACAGTCTCACGGCACGCTCCTCCACACAGGAAGAGGGATGCGTGTCCTTCGCCTGCCCTCTATCCCCGCAATTCTCCCGGTGCGGGTGGCGGCGGGTCCACCACTCCGCCCGTCAACACCGGACACTGTTCGGGCGGTCGGGCCGCCAGGTCTGCGGCCACGGCCTCCGCCAGCAGCCGTTCCTCTTCCTCCGTCAGCTGCTTCAGGCTCGCCGGCGAACCGACGCGGTCCGGGTTGGGTACGGCGATCCTGACCTTGGCCATGTGCTCGCACTGGCAGTGTGGTGCCAGGGTCTTGTGGGCGACGTGGATGGCCTCCTTGACCGGCCACTCCAGCCAGTGGTCCTTCCGCTCGCCGTGCCTTCTCGCCCTGACCACCGTCTCCATGAGCACCCGGCAGGCCGAGCACACGAATTGCACCCTGATGCCTTCCACCGTCACACCTCCTTACGCCGCCCCGGCCCTGGCCCGGAACGCCTTGTGAATCATGCGGTGCACGCCGACCACGAAGCTGTCCGCCTCGTCGGGGCTGTGGCCGATCAGCTTGACCAGCGTCGGCGTGTTGGCCCTGGTCGGGTCGGTCTTGTCCTTCACGTCCTTGGGGTACATCCAGAACCGCCCTTCCTGGTCGGTCAGCCGCGGCATCACCGCCAGCTGCTGCCTGAGCCGCACGTACGGCTCGTCGTCGGGCGGCGGGATGTAGAAGCCCACGTTGGCAATGACCTTCTGGCCCTCCAAGCGGGCACGGCGGATTCGCCATTCCTCTACGGTCTCGCCGGGTGCCTGCTGAATGCCCCTGGCGAGACCGGAGATTGCGTCCTCCACCAACTCACGGTTGGTCAAACCCTCCACCGTTTCCATCACCGTCGGGAAGCCATTGACCCACCCCGACGGGTCGCAGCACAGAGAGGCTTCGTGATACATCTGTGCCCGCATGTTGAGGTACTGGTACTGCTCATCGTGGACCTGCTTCCTCGACTCCAGCATGTGCAGGCCGCGTTTCATCTCCAGTTCCGGGTGGCCGCCGAACGCCACCGTGCTCACCTTGTAGCCCATCGCCTTCATGCGGTCCGCGTGCTGCTTGCCGCCGCCGCCGCGGTCGAAGGCCACCTTCTCAGGCGGCACGCCGTGCTTCTTCATGAACGCCAGCACCTCGCCGGGGATCGAGGCCGTGTCCGGCGTCCTGGCACTCAGAAGCTCCTTGATACCGAAGCGGTTCACGGCACACAGACTGGTGTTGGCCACGCCCTCGCCGGGGTCGACGCCGATGGCCTCCGCCGGCCAGCCCAGGCACCTGTCGCGGAAGTCCTTCGAGTGGCACCTGTTCAGCCACTCCTGCGGCCACAGCAGTAACGCCGCCCCCTTGTAGAACTGGGCGTCCAGGCCGACGCACTGCCTGACCTTGTCCCAGGTCAGCCGCCGGTGCCGAAGCTCCTCGACCGTCAGAAGCCCCGGGTAGTTGGCCTGCGGGTCGCGGACGTTGGGGCTGTCGTCGGCGGTGATGCGGATTACCCTACGGTAGTAGCCTGCCATACCCTCATCCTGCCGTACCAGAAGCCGTCGGTCCTGGGCTGCTCCTCCGACTCGGACGTGGACACTACCACGGCGAAGGCCGCATTCAGGTCACACGTCAGGTCGTCCAGCAGCCGCAGGACCGCCACCCGGCTGGTACCACGCACTACCCACACGTTCGGGTCGTACATTAGTTCCAGATGACCTCGCCGTGGCCGCTGTCGGTGCGGCAGCGGTGGCAGCCCTCGTGGCCCCTGACCAGCTGGCAGCGGTCGTTGCTGCTCTCGTTGACCGCGGTGCACTGCTCGGGCAGGACGCACTGACTGGGACTCCGGCGGGCCGCAGTGAATCCGTCCCACATGGTGCGGAGCTTCTTCGGTGCCGGAGCCGCTTCGTGGGGCGGCTCGGTGTCGCGTTCGGGCTGCGGCTCGCCGGCACTCATGGGGCCACTCCAGCGGCGGCCCAGGAATATGCCCAGCACCATGCCCAGCACGGGGGCCAGGAGCATCACCAGGGTCGTCGTGGCCTCGTTCATGTCTCACTCCTCGCCGTACCATTTGGGCTTCGGTTGGTTGAGCACCGCGGCCGTCCTCTCACGCAGCACCCGCTCCCGCTCGGCGTGGCCCCGCGGCGTCACCTCGAAATAGCCGCACTCCTCCAGGTACCCGGTGGCCGTCGCCAACTCGTCCTGCGTGGCCTCGAAGCCAGTCCGCAGCAGGGCGGCGAACCGCACCGCCCCCTCGTCGGTCAGCCGCCGCTTCACCACCACCAGGCCCTTCGGCTCTAGCTCGTACTGCAACTTGCCCCAGGTCAGGAGCATCACCCTGGCCTCGCGGCTCATGCTCTCCACGCACACCACCGCCCACCTCCTCACGCCGCCATCTTCAGGTCGCCGGCCTCGACGGCCCGCTTGAAAAAGTTCATGCCGCCTCTCGGCTCGTGGGGGTTGCACTACATAATACGCATCTTTGGTGGTGTCGGCGTGTACTCCGCCTTCTTCCACTTCTGCCTATGCGTCTCTCGTATCTTTTCCTTGACGTGCTCAGGGTGTCTATACCCAGCCTTGGCAGCCTTAACTTTAGCTATATGTTCTGGGGTTTGTTTCTTTCCCAGCTTTGCCTGCCTCATCTTCTCCTTGGACGCATCCGTATGCTTCTTGCCAACCCTCGCTACCTTAAGCTTGGCGATATGTTCTTCTGTCGGGCGTCGGCGGTTGCGGAACTTCCAAGCCCGTTGCTCCGGTGTCAACAAAGCATTCTTACGTTTCTGCTCCGCCTTCCATTCCTCAGACATCCTGGTACCCAAGCAACTGCCAGCCGTGGGAGAAATGTTATACCCGTACCTCCTGTCATATGACCTGTAATAATCTATCCAGTGCTGTTCCCTCCCCAAACACAGCTCCGGTAGACACCTCTCGATTGTCGCAAATACGAAGTTCTCTTCTCCGTACTTGTTCCACGCCCGCTGTAGATGCTGGTTGCTATGTTTGTTATACCTAAGCAACTTCCTATGGTCGTGTCGCCGCTGTCTCAAAGACGTGGCTGCACTCCCGACGTAAACCTTCCCGTTTACAGTGCAAGTCCACTTGTACACCCCCGTACTCATACATCACTCCTTACAGGTCTGGCATAATCAAATCCCCAGCTTGTACAGCCCGCTTGAAGAAATTAGTTCCCCCTCTTGGCTCGTGCGGATTCCCGAAAATAAGTTGATGTTTCGCCCAGCCCTGTGCCTTCTCGTAGGCCACGTCTTCGAGACCCGACGCCTCGTCGCCCACGAACAGCGTCCAGTCGGCGTGGTGCCCGGCGATCTTCTCGCTGTCGGCGTACACGAACCCCAGGCAGTAGTTGTAGGGGTTCTTGGCGTCGTACTCCTCCAGCCGCCTGATCTCCTGGAAATTCAGCACCAGCGGGGCCGTCGGTGACTTCACTCCCCACACCAGCGGCTCCTCGGCCTGCGTCAGGAACCGGCCGATCTCGCCCCACAGCACCTTCAGGTGGTCCTTGCTCACCGAGGTCGTGACGATGCGGCAGGTGATCCGCTGCACCAGGCAGGCGATGAAGGCCGCCACGCAGATGAAGCCCGCGATGTAGTCCTTGCCCAGCTGGTTGCCGGCCACGACGTAGGTCTCACGGTCCCGCAGCACACTCTCCACGATCAGCAGCTGCCGGTCGTAGAACCTGGTCCCGGGTGCCGGCCACAGGTGTTCCTTCACCGCCAGCAGGTGCTGCACCGTGATTATCTCGTTCGACGGCCGCACCGCCAGCGGGTTGGTCCAGCGGCTCGGGTCGTGGAAGCTGTGCGGCACCGATCACCCCCAGCTGCTCGTTGATCCTGGCGAACACTGCCCCCAGGTTGGCCACCACGCCCACGTTGACCACCGCCGTGGCCACGGCCCCGCCGTTCCTGGCCGCCGCTTCGGGGTGGTCCCGCTCGTACTGCACCTGGTCGCCCTGGATCAGCGTCCGGGCGGCCCCCACCTTGACGTGCGGCTCGACGTCCGGCTGGTGCACCAGGTCGATCAACTCGTCGATCATGCGGGGCTTGATGTCGTCGGGCGTGGCCCAGCCGTTCCTGATGGCCTGCGAGATGAGCCTGGGTAGAGGCTGACTGCCCTGGGTCGCAGGGTTCACCACCTCATTCCTGACGGCTCCCTCGCTCGTGGTCGGAATGACGTCGGCCAGCTGGGCGTCCTCCCTGGCCTTGGAGTAACGCTTCTTGATTTTCTGCTTCGCGTTACGCCGGCTGGTCGTCGGTTTGCTCCCGGCCATCGTCATCCCCCCTTGTCCACGCCGAGCTACCTTGTACGGGTACACCTCGTGTACCCCCGGGCGTCTGTGGCAGACGGGCCGGCGGCAGGAGGTGGCCACAGCACACACCCGCCGCCGGCCCGGCACGTCCTTCGTACCGCGGTTCACCTGGTCATGGTTACCCCTCCCTTGCCGCTGGTGTCCTGGCAGCCGTCGGCCGCCCTGTCAAGTGCCGGCCATCATACCAGAAAGCCAATCCCGTCAACCGGACAACCGCCGGCGGTCCGCGGTTCGGTACGCTTCCCACCACTCTCCTTCGTCACCTCACCGCACCCCCCAGTCGATGCCGGCCAGGGCCTGCCCGACCGAGTCCGCACCGGCCTCGATGTCCTGGGCCGCCCGCCGCAGGTCGTGGGACGTGGCCGCCGCCCACTCGGCCCTGGCCTCCAGGGTGCGGAGGACGTGGCTGCCGTGGGGGAACGCCTGCCGCACGCTGCCGGCCTTCACGTCACACTCTCCCGCCATCTCCGCCAGGCGGTCAGCCGACTCCCGCATCCGCTGCGGTACCTCGTCCGCCCTGGTAACGGCAACCCGCCCCAGGTCGTCCTCCATGTCCATGACCTCCGCCAGGAACGGGCTGCCGGTGGCGTAGTCCGAGCGGGGGGGCCTGGTCCGGCACAGCACCCGGCCCGTGCCCCGGCCGTTATGCCGCCGGGCGTACCACCAGTACTCGTCGCCCCGCCGGATGTCGGCGTGGGGGTAGGACTTGCGGGCGTGCTTCACATGGTGCAGCCTGGCCATACCTTGTCCCTCACTCGTCTCCGGGGGCTTAACGCGGGCCTCAGGGCTTCAGATGGCTTGACTTCACCTGGTCGGCGGCTAAGATAGCAGTAGCTCGTCTGGACTCACCGGACGAAGCCTGAACCCACGACGAAAGGAACCTGTGTACCATGACGACCACCAAGACCACCAAGACCACCACGACCGCCGCCCCCGCCGCCAACGGCAAGCCGCAGCTGTCCGTGCCCAGCCACCGCACCCTCGTGTTCCTGGCCGGGGCCAAGCGGGCCATGTCCCAGGGCGACATCAAGCGGGGGGCCTTCAAGGGTGTGAGCACGAACCTCAAGCCCGTGCTGGCCCCGCTCCTCGACCGCAAGCTGATCCGCTGCCGCACCATCAACCTGGACGACAAGGCCGTGATCGTGTACGACGCCCTGGCCGCGGGCAAGAAGCTCGCCGCCCGGCCGCTGCCCGTGAAAGTGGCGGCACCTAGGAACAAGGGCGTCCGCGGCACCGCCGAGGCCGGCAACCTCAAGCTGCCCCACAAGCGGCTGCCCAAGGCCGGCAACGTCTTCGTGCGGCACTACAAGGGCAAGGACATCCGCCTCATGGTCAACGCCGACGGCAGCGTGCACGTCCTGAACGGCCCCGGCAAGGGCAAGTACCCCAGCCTGTCCAAGGCCGCCAAGGGCGTGAAGCAGTCCGACAGCGAAGTGAACGGCTGGCGGTTTTTCAACCTGGTGAACGTGCCCGCCGCCGAATGACGCCCCACCCCACACCTCCCCAACCACCCCCGGTGTTCACGCCGGGGGTTTTCTTTTGGCCTTCTGGCCAGTGAACTCCTGCCACCGCTCCACGCACACGTCGACGTAGCCCGGGTCCAGGTCCATTGCGAAGCACCGCCGGCCGGCCTGCTCGGCGGCGATCAGGGTGGTGCCGCTGCCCACGAACGGGTCGTAGACCTCCGCGAAATCGTGGTTGGCGATGGGCCGGGCCATGCACTCGACCGGCTTCTGGGCACAGTGGCCCGTCTCGGACCGCAGGTTCGGGGCCACGGTCCACAGCGTGCTCTCCTTGCGGCCGCCGCACCACCGGGCCGTGCCGCCGGGCCGGACGGCGTACCAGCACGGCTCGTGCTGCCAGTGGTAGTGGCCGCGGCCGAAATTGATGCGGGTCTTGCCCCAGATGATCTGGTAGCGGATGACGAAGCCGCAGTCCCGCAGGTGGCCGGCCACCTCGCCGGTGAACCAGCAGGCGTGCCAGCAGTAGATGACCTGGCTCGGTACCAGCCTGAACGCCGGCGTCCAGTCCATGACCATGTCGCCCGTGACCAGCCCCAGGGCGTTCGTCGGCCGGCCGGCCATCTGCCCCCGCCAGATGGGGTCGTAGTCCACGCCGTAGGGCGGGTCGGTGACGCACAGCCCGGGGCGGCGGCCGCCGAGCAGCCTGGCCACGTCCGCCCCGTCCGTGGCGTCGCCGCACAGCAGGCGGTGCCGCCCCAGAAGCCACAGGTCGCCGGGCCGGCTCACAGGCTCGCTGGGCTTCGGGTAGGCCACGTCGGGGTTGCTGGCCCGCTCGCCGCGGCGACGCAGGGCCATGATCTCCTCGTCCGTCCAGCCCAGCATGTGGCCGCCGCCGCCGGACACCAACGCCTCCATGCGTTTCATGGTCTCCAGGTTCCAGCTGGCCAACTCCGCCGTGCGGTTGTCGGCCAGGGAGTAGGCGGCGAATTCGGTGTCGGTCATGGGAATGATGCTGACGGCGGCCTTCGTCCAGCCCAACTCCTTCATGGCCCGCCAGCGGCCGTTGCCGGCGGCGATCATCATGTTGTCGGCCCGCACGGTCAGGGGCGAGCACTGGCCGAACAGGATCAGGCTGCCCTTGATGGCGTGCATGTTGCGGTCGCCGTGCAGGCGGCAGTTGTTCGGGTCGGGACGAAGGCGGTCCAGTGGAAGCACCACGCCCTGGCAGCGGACGTTGTCGGCCCTGCCGCTCTCCGGCAGCGGCGGTAGCTCCACGTCGGCGTCGTCCACCTTGTGCAGGAGGCCGGCGGCCCCGCGGTTGACCAGCTGCGGCACCCTCGCCCCGTTCACCAGTCCGATCCTAGGCATCTTGTTCTCCGTTTCCGCTATCCACCACCAGGTTCCAGGTGTCCCGCACGGCCCCCGTGAGCCGCCACCGCGTACGGGGCGACACGCCGGCCTGGGCCTTCCACTTGAAGTGCTCCACCGCCCCCAGGCCCGCCAGGAACACCAGCAGCTGTCTGGCCCGGGTGCCGCCGACGCCGCACGCCGCCGCCAGCGTCTCCAACTCCATGCCCTGGTTGCCGGCCCGGTGCATGGCGGCACACAGGTCGCGGGTCTGGCCGGCCGACGTGTCCACGGCCACCTTGGCCAGCCGCCGCATCACGCCCTGGTCCACGGTGGTGCGGTTCGTGGCCACCGCCAGGCACAGGGCCAGGCGGGCGTACTGGCTGACCAGCCGCGTCGGCAACTCCTTCGTGTCGTGGGCCTCGACGCGGCGGCTGTCCGCCGGCCGGGCACGCAGGAACGCCGTCATGCGGGCGGTCATGGCACAGTCCGACAGCAGCCGCCTGATGTCGGTCCGCTGCTCCACCTCGGCCAGGGCGTAGGCGGCGTTGGCCCGCAGCCAGTCCACGTAGCCCCCCGTCAGCCTGTAGGCCCGCAACATGGGCGGGTCCACGGTACTTCGCATGTCGCCGTTGCTGGTCATGAGGGTGCTGCGGACGGAAGCGTAACCGGCCCGCATGAGGATGTCGTCCTCGTCTTCCTCGCCGGGCTTGTCGATGAACACCTTCATGAACCTGTCGCCGACCCGGCTCTGGTTGTGGTCGAGCATGGCCGGGGTGCCGGCGATGATCCACGGCGTCCGCAGGCCCTTGAACTGCTTCTGGTCGCGGCGGGTCTTGTAGTCCGTGGCGATCTCGCCGTCGAAGATACGGCGGCCCTGGCTCATTAGCTCCTGGAAGCGGGGGTTGGACACGAGCACGTCGCCCTCGGGGGTGACCCAGGTGCAGTGGTTGGCCCTGGCCAGGATGCTGAAGTCCTCGCCCTTGTCCTCGCCCTGGCCCTGCCAGCCGGAGTAGAAGCCGGTCAGGTGCTCGACGGCGTAGCAGCGGCGGCTGGTGAGTAGCCCGGTGCACAGGCGGGTCTTGGCACTGCCGGCGTCGCCGATCAGCCACAGGAACAGCTGGTCCTGGCCGGCCTGCGACGTGCTCGCCACCACGGCCAGCATGACGCTGAGCACGTCGTCCAGGTCTTGCCGCCACTTGAGGGCGTCCACCCAGGCCCCGCGGCAGACCGACCAGTTGTTGCAGTACTCGGTGCCGAAGGAAGACCCCGGGTCGGCCGCCGTCTCGGGCGTGCTCCGCGGCTTGGGCGTGGCGGCCGCCCCCGGCAGCAGCGACCTCGGCAGCCTGGCCATCGCCCGGTCGCTGGGGTGCAGCGGCTTGCCGTACTTCTCGCGGTGCAGCAGCAGGGCCAGGTACCGTCGCCGCACCTGGCAGCCCGGGCAGGGCATGGCTTCCTGGCACTGCTTGCCCCAGCAGGCACAGCCCTTGTACGGGTCTTCCATCGCAGCCTTCAGGCTCGGGTCCGCCTTGTACAGCCGCTCCTGTTCGGCCCAGGGTACCACCGGACAGGGGTACTCCGTGTCGACGATCTCTAGCTCGGCCTGCACCTGCACGTCGTAGTCCGTGACCACGCCGCGGTCGCCAATCTTCGGCATTGTTCCCTTCTTTCTTGTTCGTCCGGGTGTCCCGTGTTCATACCAGTATCTCTTCCCTGGCCCAGCTGGTGTCGTGGTAGCTGACGCCGACCGGGGTGGGCACGCCCACGTCGTCGCCGCACGACTCCATCAGCCGCTTCAGTTCCACGACCCGCACGTAGTTGGAAGCCTTGCGGTTGCGAAGAGGGTGGGCGGCCCTCGGGAAGTCGAACACCAACTCGTCGTGGACCTGGAGGCACATGCGGCCATCGAAGCCGTCTGCCCGCCGCCACTCCCGCAACTCGCCGGCACACTTCCGCATCGCCGTCCTGGTGATGTCCATCGCCGTCCCCTGGGTGCGGTAGGACAGAGGAACGGTGGGAAGTATTCTACCATTTTCGGTCCGCGTACACAGCAGCGGGTAGCCGTGTTTCGGGTCCACGTAGCGGTTGGGTATGGTCTCGATGTAGCCGTGCCGCTCGGCGAAGCGGATGCACCACTGGTTGTGCTTCTCCAGTCTGGCCAGCGACTGCTTGATCTGCCGGTAACTGCCGCGGCGGCGGAACGTGTGGTCGGCCGTGTACTCGCCGGCCTGGTACTGCATGGCGAGTCCGCCACACTTGCCGTAGTGGTACCAGGTGTGCTTGTACCTCTTCTTGAACTCCGGCCCCACCGCCGCGAAGCCCACCTCGTCCAGCACCGCCGCCCACAGGTCCGGGTAGACCAGGGAGCAGTTGAGCAGGTGCTGGGAGCCGTAGAAGGGCGGCTCGTCGGCCTTCTCGAACAGGGCGATCAGGTCCGTCTCGCCGGACTCGTACGCCGGGATGCGAAGCTCGACGTTCTTGTAGTCCAGCGACCACCACTCGCGGCCCGGGGCCGGTCCGAAGCAGTGCCGCACGCTCTGTAGCTCCTTGCCGGTGCCGCCGCAGGTGTCGCAGCCGTCGCCGTTACACTCCTCGCACACCAACTCCTGGTTGCTGACGTTCTGGAGGTTGGGGGCGGAGAAGGAGAACCGCAGCGTGGCGGAGCCGGTGAGGTTGGCGTTGCCGTGGATCACGTACCAGTCGTCGTCGTCGGTCGGCAGCATGAAGCTCTCGTAGCCGTCCAGGGCGGTGACGGCCTTCTCCATCTTGGTGCGGCGTTGCAGCAGGCGTACGAATGCCAGTTCCTTGCTGCCGGGGTCCAGGGTCAGGTTCCAGTTCTGGTAGGCTTCCTTGTTGATGGCCTCCCGGCCGCCTGCGGTGTGCACCTCGGCGGGCAGCTGAAGCATCTCGAACATGAAGTGGTGCAGCGACCCGTTGACGGCCGCACCTTTGGGCAGTTTCAGGTCGTAGGGGGCCAGCCGGCCGAACAGGTCTTCCTCCTGGTACTCGGCGGCGATGTCGCGGCACTGCCCGGACAGGCACGCCGCCTCCTCGGTGTACGCCTGCCGCATCCGCACCACCTCCTTGCCGTTGAGCGTCGCCCCCTGCCACTCCATGTCCAGGGTGATGGCGATGAGCGGCAGCTGGGCCAGGTAGATGTTCCAGAGGCCGCGGTGCCTGAGGCGGTGCTCCATGACCGGCCACAGGGCCACCGTGCTCTCGGAGTCGGCGTTCGAGTACTCACGCAGGGCGATGTGCCAGAAGTGCCCGCCGCACTCCAGGCAGCGGTCCTCGTTCCAGACGTGGTCGCAGTCCGGGTCGGGTTTCGTCCACTGCTCCTGCACGGCCACGGCCCGGGGCAGCCACATGTCGTTCTTCCAGAGGCGGTCCTTCTCGCCCTTGCCGGTGCCCCTGGCGGACGGCAGGCCGGGCATCCCCTCCCGGGCGGTCTGCCAGTCCGCAAACTGCGGCCGCGACTTTTTGGCCACGTACCGCCGGGCCTCGATGCAGGTCCGCCGCAGGGCCACCTCGTGCGGCTCGATGTTGACCCCCAGGTACTGGGCCACCATGCTGGTCAGGTCGTGGCGGGTGTTGCTGGACAGGACGTGGCCGGCGGTCAGGGTATCGTGGACGCCGTCCCAGTCCCACTCGAAGGGGATGCCGTGGTCCCGCATGAGCAGCGAGACGGCGGTCACGTCGAATTTGCCGTTCTGGAGGACGACGGGCCTTCGCCGGCACAACTCCAGGACGTCGTCCAGGTGGTCACGGGGCACCACCGGCCGGCGGTCCTTCGGGTCCACGGCCCAGTCCCAGCAGGTCGTGGCGTCGCCGTCGCTGCTGGTGACGAAGAACGGGCGGGAGCCGTGGTAGTGGTCCCCGCCCGTGGTCTCGCAGTCGATGCTTATCACTTCGTCGGACCTCCGTCGTACGGTTCGGGGCCGCGGTCGTGGTCGCCGCGGTCGTGGGGCCGATAGCGGAAGCCCTTCGACAGGTACCTGCCCACGGTCCTGACGTCGTGGGTCTCCAGGGCCTTCTTGAACGCCTCACTACCGTCGTCGAAGCACACGATGATCGTGGGGTCGATGAGGTTGCAGCCCGGACACTGCCGCGGCACCACCTCCGCCGGGTCGTACTGCCTGATCCGCTCGAAGCCCTCGGCGTCGAGGATCACGAACACCATGTCCTCCCTGTGACCCACGGTCTCCACGGGTATGACGATCACATTCCGCCCTCCTGCTCGGCCTCGTCCAGGGTACGCCGCGACTCCTCCAGGGCGTCCACGGCACCCCGGCCGTTGCCGACGAGGAGCATGGCGTGGGTCGCCACGTCCTGCGGCATCGGCTTGCCGCCGTCTTTCCACTCCCTGAGGATGCGGACCAGCTTCTCCGTCTCCTCCTCGCGGCCGGTCGAGGTCGGAGACTCCGATTCCTCCTTCACGACGCCCAGCAGCCTGAGGATCTTGCCGGCCGCACCCTGCATGTCCTCGGCGTGGTGCTTGAGGGTCTGGCGGTTGCCGTCGTCCATGATGCCGCCCATGGTCGTGGCGTAGCCGATGAGTTGGCTCAGGCACCGGTCCGACTGGCCGATGCACAGGTCGAACAACTGCCGACTGGTCATGTGCTGTGCTCCTTGATCCACTGTTTCTTCCACGCATAGTACCTTCGCCGCTGGGCCGCGATGTACTGCGGCCGGTCCGCCTTCCTCCTGACGGCCTCCCGCTCCCGCTCCGCCTGCCGGGCACACTGCACGGAGCAGAATTTCTGCCACACCGTGTTCTTCCTGGGTACCACGGGCTTGCCGCAGCGGCAGCGTCTGGCGATCTTTTTCACACCGCACCTCCGTGGTTGTCGGCGATCCAGCGTTGCACCTGGCGGGCCACGGCCACGTACTCGGGGCTGGGCGTCATGGTCTGCTCCTGGCCGACGCGGTAGGCGGCCCACACCCGGTCACGCAGGTAGCGGGGCAGCATGAACCAGTGGCGGCGGCAGCCCCACGCCGCCGGCGGCACCTGCCTGGGGCAGCCCGGCCAGTGACAGTGGTGCACCCTGGTCTGGCCCTGGGACATGACGTGCTTCACCTTGTCGTCCTTCGTCTCGTTGGCCACACCCCGGCTCGACTCACCGATCCTCGGCACGGTCCGCCCCCTTTCCGCCCCGGTCCCGGGCCTGCCGCCGCAGCTGCTGGAACAGGTCCGTGGCCGTGTCCCGGTCCACGGGGCCGTCCTGCCGCCGCATCTCCACGAGTCGGTCGGTGCCCTCCCGCCACACGTCGTACGCCTCCCGGGTGCGGCAACACAGCACGTTCAGGTCGCCGAACCGCAGGCTGGCCGAACTGGTTCTGGCCAGGTAACTGGTGTCCCGGCCCTCCAGGTCGTCGGCCTCGGCCGCGGCCCGCAGCCGCTCGAAGTCCCCCTCACTCACCAGCACCACCAGGTCGACGTCGGAGCCGTCGTGCGGCCTGCCGTAGACCCGGCTGCCGGTCAGGAACGCCGGCGTCGTGCCGTCCCCGACGGCGTCCACCGCCTTACTCACCTTTCCGACCCGTGGCATAATCTTCTCCCATGATCTCTTCACGCTTGATGGACACGGACGGCGGGGCCTTGATGCCGACCCGCACCTGTCCGTTACAGACGGAGATGATCGTGATTACCACCTCCGCCTCGGTACCCGGGGCGACGAACACTCGCTGCCCCACTTTCCTGGTCACGACCAGCATGTAACACTCCTCGGTTGAAAGCGGGCGGGGCCGGCGGCGGCGTCGACGCCACCAGACCGGCCCCGGCCCGTGGTCCTCCCTGGCACGAAGGAGGTGCTGCTAGAAGGGCTTACACCGGCGTCAGGTTCTGGAACAGCACCTTCTTGTACTCCGTCTTGCCGTCGTTGCCGTCCAGGCAGGTGGCCGTGTGGTCCTTGTGCACGGTCTTGACCTTGACCTGGAGCGGACGCAGTGGCCGCTTGGTCCTGGGGTCGCGGGCCGGGTTGCCGTCCCCGTCCACCCGGGTCATGAGGCAGGTGTCGCCGGTCTTCGGCTCCCAGTCCTCCTCGTCGGCCGGCGGCTCGGCGGCGGTCTTGCCGGCGGCCTTGCCGTTGCCCTGCGGCCCGGCCTTAATCATGGGGATGACGTCGTTCCAGTCCTTGACGTCGTCGACCTGCTGCTGCGTCCAGCCGCGGGCCAGGGCCAGCTGGGTCAGCTTGCCCTGCGACTCCTTGTAGTTGGCCTTGCCCTTGGCCTTCTCGACCAACTCCAGCAGGGCGTTGTCGCCGTCCTCGGCTTCCGACGGCGGGTTGTCCTCCTGGTTGTGGTCGTACTCCTGGCCCCGGTCCTGTTCCTGGTCCTGGGCCTGGCCGTTGGGCTGTGCCCGGGCGGCGGAGTCGTAGGCGGCGACCTTGGTGGGGTCCGGCGGCACGTAACCCTTGATGGCGTAGCCCCAGTCCTCCCAGACGCCGTCCGGCTCCTTGGTTTTCTCCTTGGTCTTCTCGTCCACCACCCAGCGGCCCTCCCGGAGGCGGGTGGAGAACTCGAAGTACACGGCCGGGGCACCCTCGGACACGGCCGCGGCCATCCACGACTCTGCGGCCTCGCCGCCCTGCTCCAGTTCCTCCTCGGGGGCACCCAGAAGCCGCAGGAACTGGAACCAGTTCCGCGTGTGCTCCTCGACCGACACCGGCTTGCCGCGGCTGGTCTTGGTGTCGGCTATGGTCTCGATGACGGAGGTCTGGCAGCCGGCGGCCTTGGTCTTGACGCCGCCCACCAGCACGTACTCCGGCTCGATGCACACCGCCGTGGCCCGGTAGTAGGTCTCGCCGGCGTTCTGCTTGCCGTCCTCGATGGTGGCCATCTCCATCCCCGTCAGCTTGGCCACCCCCTTCGTGATGCCCGGCGGCACCCTGGGCATCCCCAGCCTGATCTCGGCGTGGGCCGCGGCCTTGGCCGCCTTGTTGATGCGTCCCCCGTACTTGGCCATGAGCTTCGATTTCTGAACCTGACCTGGCATGGTAATACTCGCTCCTGTTCTCGGGCGATGGTTCTTCGGTTACATATTCTTCGACACCCACGATGCACGCTCCGACAGTTCCACGCCGTGGCACTGGTCCTCCCGCATGACGACGGAGTGCTGGCCGCGGTGGAAGACGTGGTGCACCACCTGCTGGTGCTGGATGATGACCACGTCGCCCTCCTTGATGTGCTTCACGTCGGGGCCGACGGCGACGACCTCGGCCCTCTCCGCCTCCAGGGACAGCCGGCCCTGGTCGTCCTGGTGGACGCCGCCGCCCACGCCGAATTCGCCGGTCGGCAGCACCACGCCGGCGGCCGTGGTCATCTTGCCCCTGAGGGGCCAGACGGCGATCAGGCTGCCGAATGGGGTGAAGGTCTTGGCCGGCCTGGGCCAGTTGTCGATGGCCTCCTGCATGGCCCTCTGCTGTTCTTCGGCCGCCGCCTGTTCTTCGGGCGTCGGCCTCCTGTTGGGTCGCATACGTCGTCACTCCTCCTCGCCCCGGATGAGGTTCATGAGTCCCGCGTACATGGCGGCCGGGGTCTCCGCCTCCAGGTACTCGGGGATGCGGTCGGGCCGCTCGCTGCGGAAGCCCGCGGCGAAATTCGGGTGGTACACCGTCCTGGCCCGCCGCACGATCTTACCAGTTTCCACGGTAACCTTCCTCGTAACCTTCTGGCCGTTGACCGTGTGCGATTCCTCCTCGTCCCTCGTCTCCCTGTCCTGGTACAGCTGGATGACGAAGTCACAAACGTCGTGAAGCCAGTTGCAGGTCGCACCGCCCACGTCGGCGGCGAAAAACGACTCCAGCTGGGCCGGGCGGATGACCTTGCTGACCCGGTCCTTGGGCGGGTTGTGGTCCTTCTCCTTGGCCAGGAACAGGACGTGGGCCGGCACGTCGATCCAGTGCCGCAGGGCGGCCCGGGTCTTCTCGCTCCGCTTGCGGTACTCGTCCTCGCTGACGAAGCCCCAGTTCAGCTGCTCGGGGATGTCCGGCAGGTTGAGGATTTCCGCCAGGATCAAGTCCTGGTAGCCGGTCACCGTGTCGAGGACGACCGTCTTGAAGGGACAGTGCTGCTGAAGCTCCAGGGCGAGGCGGGTGGCCCACTCGGAGGCGTGCACGTCCTGGACGACGCCGCGGTGGTCGGGCTTGCCCCGGGCCACGATGCGGAGGTAGGTCGTGTCCTTCTTCAGCTTGACGCTCCTGGCCCCGCCGCTGCGGCTCGGCTCGAAGGACACCAGCAGCCTCGGCCCGGGGAATTCGCAGGCCAGGGTGGTCTTGCCCACCCGGTTCCTGCCGTAGATGACCATCTGTATGAAGTCATCCTCGATGTCGCCGACCGGGATGGCCCCGGAGAGCACGGTGTGGGCGGCGTTGTTGCTCCTGGTCGCCGTCCGACGCATGGGTATCGTCGGGGCGGTCGGACTCACCTTTCCTACCTGTGGCACTTTATGCCTCCTCCAGATGTCGTTAATCAGTTCCGCCAGCGGCTGATCCTTCGGCTGGGTCATCACTACTCCCTTTGCTCTCGCCTCCGCTTCAGGTCCGTGTCGAACCTGCTGTTCGGCCCGTCCGCCAGGCCCAACTCCTGTAGCTCCTGCCAGGTCGTCTGGCCTAGCTCGACGAGGGCCTTGGCCTCGCCGTAGCACTTGATGCACAGGCCGCGGTGCTGGGCACGCTCGCCGCAGTCCCTGGTGTTGCACTTGATTACTGGCACCGTCTCGCCTCCCTTCTACCCTGGTACTCGAAACGCCGCACGCCGCTCCTGGTCACGCCGCGGTAGACGTAGACGTGGCCCCGGTACTCGTGGCTTATCAGCTTCGTGGGGACGTTCTTCACCAGCTGGCCGTCCGGCGGGCCGCCGCCGGTCATTTCCACGTCGCCCCGGTCGCTCATGCCCGTCACGGCGTGGCCTCCGGGTCCGACATGTCGGCCTCGATCAGGGGCCGCATGAGCAGGCCGCCGAGCCTGATCTGGGCGTCGGTGAGGCCGGCCTCCCGCAGCTTCCTGAATACTGCCTCGCGGCAGGCCGGGCAAGCCTTGACGTGCCCGGCCGCGGCCAGCCGCTCGGCCACGGTGGTGGTGAAGAATTCTTTCTTGTGAAGCTCACGTAACTGTTCGCAGCTAATCATGTCTCCCTCGCTTTCGGCCCCACCGCCATTGTCGGCGGCATGGCCTGGGTCGCCCCCGGGCACCTCCACAGGTGGAGGACGAACGGGTGGCAGTTGACGTAGTCGGCCTTCGGCGGGTGGAACTGGAGGACGCACTCGCCGTCGCCCCAGAACAGTTCCTTGACCCAGCACATCTCCTCCCAGGTCGGGCAGCGGTCCCGGGCCGAGACGCTGACGTGCTCCCAGGGCGGGCCGACGAAGCCGCACCTGTCCCAGTCTGAGCCGTCGCTGGCGATGACCTTGAGGGCGGCCCTGGTCCGGGGGCAGTGGAGCACGAAGCAGCCCGCCCGGCTGCCCTCCTTGCTGGCCATCGGCCCGTTGACGACGCGGCCCTCTTCCACAGTGTCGGCGTACCTGTCTCGCACGGGAACCTCCTAGCTGGCCCGGTGGCCGCTGTGACAGTTGCAGCTGTACAGGTCGTAGATCGTCCGCATCAGCCCCTCCGGGTCGTTGATCCGCTTCCACTCGCGTTTACTCTTCGTCGTCGGCGAGGGCCTGGCGGTGTACCTGCCGGGCGGCGTCCGGTGCGGGTGGCCGCCCTCGAAACAGCCCATGTCGTGGCAGCGGTTCTTGAGCCAGGCCGTCCAGTAGCCCGGCTCGGGACTGCCGGTCGGCATGACGGGCAGAGCCTTCATCACGGCCCGCCGCAGCCGCACCGGGCACACGAAGGCCATGAACCGCCGGGACAGCAGGTCGGCCAGCAGGGTGAACAGGCCGCGGACCAGCAGCTTGTCTTCGCGTAACAGCATCAGGCGGCCTCCAACTCGGGGAACAGGGTCGTGGCCCGCACCAGCCCGGCCGTGGAGCCGTCCTCCAGGTGGCGGTCCAGGTCGGTGGTGCCGCCGTCGAGGAGCGGCGAGTGTACGCCGAACGGCATCCGGTAGTGGCGGGCCTGGTGCCGCGGGAACAGCCTGGCCCTCTCGGCGTGGTCGAACGGGTTGCACTTCCTGGCCCGGGACCACCACTCCCAGTCGTCGCACAGGTTTTCGAGGACGGGGTCGAGGAAGGTCTCGCGGAACCGAAGCACATCCGCCTCGCCGACCCGCACGTTGAGCCGCAGGAACCAGTAGCCCGGCCGCTCGGCGAAATACGTACCCAGGCGGTCCCAGTAGTGCTCCTCGGTCTCGGCCGGCTTCGTCTTCGTGGCCTGGTGGCAGGTGATGTTACCCCAGCCGCCCGACAGGGGCCGCCGCACGACGTTGTAACGGACGCCGACGGGGTGTCCCTGGAAGTAGGTCGGCAGCAGGGCCGTGTTCGGGTCGCCGTCCACGTAACCGGCCGACAAGTCCCACAGGGCGACGACGTAGAACATGGTCTGGAGGTCGAAGGACAACTGGCGGGTCAGCCGTAGCTCGTCGACCTCGCCCTTGGTCTTGTTCTCCTGAAGCCACACGCCCGGCTCGGTGATGCCCTGCCGCAGCCGGCGGTCGTCGTGCCGGAGGACGAAGCAGGCCGGGCAGTCCGGGTGGTGGGCCTCGGCACTCGGCCCGGTGCGGTCGGCCCCGCACTTGCACCCGCCGCCCTGGATCACGTCCACGGAGTCCCACTTGCCACGAAGCCGCACACGGCGGCCGGAAGGCAGCACGTAGGGGACGCGGAACACCTGCTCGGCCAGCACGGGGCGGCGGGACAGCATGTCGGCGTGCCGGCCCCAGTGCCGCACGTAGTGGGGGAACTGGGTCTGGCAGGCCCGGTACCACTTGTCGACGGCGGGGCGGTCCGTGGGGTACCTGTGGGCCAGCTTCTCGGCGTACTGGGCCAGGGCACGTTCCACCCGGGACCGGCTCTCGTGGGGCGTGGCACCCGCCTTGACCCTGGCCGCCGCCTCCTCGCAGGCGTGCCAGAGGTTGCCGTACTCGATGCGGTGGTTGAAGCCCTCACGGACGTGCCAGCCGTCCACGACCAGAAGCCGGAACCTCTCCCGGCACACCAGGTACTTGCCCAGCAGGGACTGGGTGACGCCGTCTTCCCAGGGGCCACGCCACAGCGGCCCCAGCTGCTTGCCCACCCGGTCGGCGGCGGCCCTGGCCTTCGATGACAGTGTCACAGGGCGTCCTCCTCGTTCACCTCGTGACCGCAGAACGGGCAGCGGGTCACTGCCTTGGGTTCGATGCCCCTGGCGGTCTTGGGGTTGCCGGACGCCTTCGGTTCGTAGGTCACCTCGAATTCGGCGTCGCAGTCGGGGCAGTCGAAGCGTAACGTCTCGCCGGCCTTCATGTTCGTCTCCTCGGTGGTCGGGCGAAGGGGCATGTTAACACGACGCTCAGAAAAAGTCACGGTCCGGCACGGTGCGGCGGACCACCGCCTTCGGCTCGCCGAACACCGCCGGGTTGAGGACGAATTTGGTGCCGACGGCGACGGCCAGCAGGATGTCTTCGGGCACCTCGACCCAGGTCAGCGGACGCCGCACGTAGGCCCGCGTCGGCCGCCGGCCGGCACGACGGTCTTCCTCGCGGATGATGTCGCAGATGCAGGCGGCGAGAAGCAGGCCGCAGGTGAAGACCACCGCCGTGGTGTCGCAGACGGCACCGCCGCCGACGCACACCGGCGTCGGGTCGGCGTTGTCGCAGAAGCGGTAACGGTCCCTGGCCTCCGGGTGGTGGTCCAGGTCGTAGAGGTTGACGGCCAGGCCGGTGTCGCCGTACGACGGCGGCTGGGCCACGGGTCCGATCCGGGGCACGGGTGACTCCTAAAAGGGGATGTCGTCTTCGTAGCTGTCTACCTTCGTCCGCCACGACTGCTGCTCGGGCAGCGGCCGGAGCATGGTCTCGACGGCGTCACGCAGGACGATCACCTGCTTGTCGGCGGCCATGCCCTGCTGGGCGTAGGGCATCCGCTTGATGGCCGCCGGGTGCATGATCTCCGTCGTGTGCATGGGCTTGTGGAAGCGGACCGAGTCCTTGTAGCCCTGCCGCAGGTAGTCCCCGGCCATCGCCCCGACGCAGACGACGAGCTTCGGGTCGGCCAGGCGGATGATCTGCTCCAGCCTGGGGCGGCACTCCATGACCGACTCGTGGGGCGGGCGGTGGTCGGGGGTCTTCTTCTGGGCCTTGGGCCAGCAGGCCACCAGGTTACAGAAGCCGCGGATGGTGGGGTCGTCGCCGGGAAACACCGCGGCGTCGATCTGGTCCAGCAGCTGGCCGGCCGGTCCGTCGAAGGGTATGCCCCTGGCGTCCTCGGACTCGCCCGGTGCTTCGCCGACGTAGAGCACGTCACAGGGGATGCCGCCGCGGTAGTGCACCAGGTGGCAGCGGAGGCGGTGTAGCTCGCATCTCTGGCAGCCGTCCCACTCCTTGACCAGCCTGAGGAACTGCTGGTAGTTGGACAGGGGCAGGGAGACACGTCCTATCTTCGGCATGTTAGAACACCTCGGTGGTGAGGGGCGTGTGGGTGACCGCGGCCGGGGCGGTACGGCGGTCGTGTTCCTCCAGGTAGCGGACCACCGCCCTGGCCCGCCCCAGGGTGATGCCCTTGCCCAGGTAGTAGTGGTTGCAGAACCAGCAGACGATGCCGCGGACGTGCAGCCTACGCTTCCAGGCCGGCATCTTCTTCCATCCCGGGACGTGCTCGTGGTCCACGACCAGGCGGCCGGAGGGCGGCGACTGGCCGCACACGGCACAGACCCCGCCCTGGCGGTCGAGCACGGCCAGCCAGTCGTCCAGGCTCAGGCCGTACTTGCCGAGCGTCCGCCGGGCCGGCTCGCGGACCTCAGGGTTCGCCACTGGCCACCTCCCCGTCGATCACGGTCACGTCCAGGCTGTTCTCGTCCTGGGCCGTGGAGATGGCGACACGAAGGCCACGCCTGTAGGCGGCCTGGTAGATCATCTGGCACATGGAGGCCGACCGGCAGGAGTAGTCGAAACCGGGGCCGTCGCCGCGGCGAAGGAAGAACCGGCCCTGGGCGAACCACTCCGCCCAGGGGTAACGGCGGCCGAATTTGGATGTCGCGTTCATGTCAGTAGCATAGCAGATTCAGGCCCATAATGGGGTCTCGGCACGGCAGTTGCTCCCGGGTTTTCACACAATCTTCATAATCGCCGTAACCCCTGGCGAAGGCCGGAGTTGGGCGAAGGTCTTCGATCTCTACGTCCACTATCTGGCATCTGGGCTGGACATCTCAGCGGCCGACCCTATAATAGCGTTGTCGGCCACGGAGGGCCGGGGGGTGAGCCGCCCAGCACCCCAGGGATGCCCAGTCCCGACCCCACCGGAGCACGGCCCGCGAGCCAGCAGCCACGACGGCGATCCCCAGGCTGGCGGACGGCACCGACCCCGGTAGCGAGGACGGCAGGACGCCTGCTCTTTGACAACCAGTGCCTCCACGACGACGGTGCCGAACCCGGTGCGTGGCCAGCGGATCATACCCCAGGGGGGCGGCTGGACGGGCCAATACGATCCAGGTGACGGGGTGCCAGGCTCTTTACGAGCGATCAGGACGGCGAGCGTTACCCGCCCGGACGGCCCGCTTGGGGTGCGTCCGGCCGCTCGACAGCATGTCGTCAGACACGGCTACCTGTCGCATCGGGGACAGGGCATCGGCCCATCCCCAGGCTGCATTCCCCACCGCCGCGTGGTGCAGCTGGAAACGTGGCACCTTGCCACGGCCAACGGGGATCAGGGAGCGAGACATGGTCTTTCTGCCAGACGGCTCGGTGTACCTGCCTGCGACCGCCCAGGTCCAGACCAGCGTCACCGGCCTCATCAAGGGAGGGAACATGGGACAGAGACACACCAACGGACGGGACGGCCGGTACAAGGCCGCGGCCCTCCGTGGCGACGAACCGCGGCTGTGCCCGCACTGCCGCACGGCCGTCGAGGCCGACCGCACCACCGCCAACGGCGTCCGGGCAGTAGGATTCGGCTGCGAGTTCTGCGACCCGAACGTGGCCCGTGGCCACGACGGCGACGAGGGCTGGGGCAAGTGACCCCGGCAGGCCCGGCGGCGGGATGTGTCCTGCCGCCGGGCCTTTCCACACCAACACAATCACACCTAACCAGGGACGAACATGACACCTACGACCGTTTACCACCACCACGCCAACGAGTGCAACTGCGGCTCCGGCGAATTCGCCAGCTGGGAGTACGACGCCCAGGGCATCCCGCCGTGCAAGTGCTGCGACCAGTGCCGCGACGAGCGGCCGAGCCACTACCGCCCCGAAATCCTGCACGGCTACGACCAGAGTGACGTCGACGAGACGATTGAGCCGGAGGACGACGGCTTCGGGCTGTGCTAACCTTCGCACCCGCACCATCGCCCGCAGGAGATGAACCGTGCACAACATCGACCCGGGACTCCGGGTGACTGCCAACACCGACCTACCGAGCCGCTTCGGCCGCGACCCCTCGCTCGTCATCCGGGCCGGCACCGTCGGCATCGTCATCGACACCGACGACGACCGCGACCTGCTCCTCGTCTGCTTCCGGGGCTGGATCATCACCCCGGTCCGCCTCGACGAGGTCACGCCACTGATCCACGACTGCTGAAAGGACAACACCATGACCGAAGACCTTACCGGGGCCGTCATCGCCTACGAACAGGGAGACCTGGACGAACAGGCGACGGTGGAACTGTTCCAGCGACTCATCGACACGGGCCTGGCCTGGACACTCCAGGGGCACTACGGCCGTACAGCCGCCAGGCTCATCCGGGCCGGCAAGTGCCGCCGGCCCTCGCCCACACCACCGACCACCAAGGACCAACCATGATTACCCTGCAAGACGCCCTGACCGTGAACCACTTCTACCACGTCCGCCTTCGTAACGCCGACGGTACCGCCCTGCGGTGCCGCCGCAACGGGGCCACCGAGACGTGGAAAACCCGGCCCGGCCAGTTCCGGGTGCCCGTGAAGTACGGGCTGAGAGAGTGCTTCTACCTGGACAACGGCAACGCCGCCGACTGGACCACCGACGACCCGACGACCGAGATCAGGATCACCGACCCCAAGGCCGCACCCCGGCCGCGGGGCTGCTCGCTGCGGGACGCCTACTACGACGGCGAGCCGATCCGCGACAACCCCCTGACCAACGAAGACATGCCCCAGGTGAAGTGACCTGGGGCCGTCACCCCGAACTGGAGGACAGGTCATGATTATTGCCACGACCAAGCTGAAGCCCAACCGCAAGGTACTGGAGGGCATCGACAGGGCCGTCCGCGACCTGCAAGAGGCCCGGACTGCCTACAGCGAGTGTTGCCCGCACCCGGCCGAGCTAACCACCGCCAGCCCGGAGATCAAGAAAACGCTGCGGCGGCTCGGTGCCGCCATGACCACCTGTGCCGAGACCTCTGCCAGGATACTCGGCGTCTAGTCAACCTGCCCCGCATACCGCGGACCGGCCCTCGGAAGCCGGGTGGGGCACTGGGCGGGAGGCCCCCGCATCCGGCCCACGGGGGGACGGTCTCAGGCTCCCCCACCGTCGCCCAGAAGGAGAACACCATGCAGATACGCCTGCCCGACGACGGGGCGAAAGGAGATGACAGCAATGGCCCGAAGTAAACCGACGCCACAACCGACCCAGACCCTGATCGTCTACGACATTCCGGTGCTGAGCACCTGGGAGAACCCTTCCGGGCCGCTACGCCTTCGAGGGGTCCGCATCAACAAGAGCGTCTGGTGGCTGCTCACCGAGAACGTGCCCTGGTCGCTGCTGCACGACGCCACCGCCCACGACGTGTGGTGGCACGCCATCGAATTCCGCGACGTGGACACGGCCAGCCTCATGGCCGTGGCCCTCAGGTGCCTCAAGGAAGACCTGGCCGACGCCGAGAAGCGGCAGCAGGCCAGTCTGGAACGCATCAACAAGGTGCTGGCCGACGTGGAGGACGACCCCAAGTCCTCCGCCAGGAACAAGCGGCTGGCCCGCATCCACTGGCGGAAGGAGAGGACCAAGGTGCTGGAGCGGACGACCAGACTGGTCCGCGACCTGGAGACCGGGGCCAGGGCCTGCAACATGGACGTGGTCGGCACCACCACCCTGCTCATCGACCGCATCACGCGGCTCACCGCCCTGGAGCAGTCCCGGGCCACCACCGTGGCCGACCTGGCGGACATGCTCGACGAGGTGCACCCCGGCCTGGCCCAGGGGGTGCGGGACGACGACGCCGCAGCCCTGCTGGTCGGCCTCGACGCCCTGGAGGAAAAGGGCAAGGACATGAGCGGCGTACGTGCCCTCATGAGCAGCACGGCCAACGGCCCGGCGACGCCGGGCAAGGTCGTGTCCAGCACCCAGCACGGCGACCCGCCGAAGGTCAGCGGCCCGAAGACGGCCAGGGCCAGGGCGGTGTCGGCCCGACGCCGTACGGAGAGGGCCGCGGTGCTGAGCACCACCGCCCTGGCCAAGCCGCCCGCCGCCAGGCCGCCCGCCAAGGCACCCGTCGGCAAGGCCGTGCGTACCGACGAGCCGAAGCCCGACGACAACACCGAACCCGGTGAGCGGACCATTTCCACGGTCAGGCTCACCTACGTCAAAGAGACCAAGACGTTCAGCGGCACCGCCCAGGACGTGAACCTGAAGCGGTGGCCCCAGAAATTGAACGTCGAGAGCCACAAGACCAAGCAAGTGCTGGTCTTTAACCTGAGTGGGGTTGACGACCCCGGCACGCCGAACGAGGTTGCGTATTACTTCGACAGCAGCTGTGGCATCAACCTGATCCTGAGCAAGGGAGACTGACGTGGCGAAAGCCAAAGTGAAAGAGATGCAGCTGTGCACCCGGTGCACGGAGACCAAGGACGGCTGGACCTGGGAGACGGACTCCTTCGTGTGGGAGTATCTGAACCGGCCCGGCATCAACCTGTTCGTGACCCACAAGGACGACCCGGAGAAACGCCCCCAGCCGGTGATCTTCGCCAGGGCCCTCGGGGACGCCGTGATGTTCTCGCAGGGCTTCTGCGGCGGGG